ACCACCACCGCCTCCACCACCGCCTCCACCACCACCGAGCAAGGAGCTACCCACCCCGGCAGCCGCCGTGCCGCCGCCAAGCAATCCCGTACCGCCGCCCATTCCGGCAGCGGCAGTGCCCCCGCCGAGCGTGAGCCCTGTTCCGCCGCCCATACCCGTAGCCGCACCGCCCGCACTCAATCCCGAGCCGCCCGCCGCGCCTCCAGCAGCAGATCCACCAGCCCCCGCAGCCCCCGCGCCAGCATATGCCGCGGCGCCCGCGCCCGCAGCAGCAACACCCAGGAAGCCCATCAGCTTCTTATCGCCGGTGATGGTCTTCCAAAATCCCTCGTCCTTAACCTCGTCCTCTGCCCACTTGCCGTCCCCCGTCTGGAGAAGCATCGTCGGCGTGCCATCGGCAGTGCGGCCCATGTAGGAGATCGAGCCGTCTGGCCTCTTATTCTCAATGTACCGCGTGCCCTGAGCGTCAACCATCGGCGTGGAGGTCATGTATTCCTCGCTTGCGCCGATGCCTCCCTGGTCCCCGTTCGACGGGCCGCTTATGTTGGTGCGATACGGTTCATCTACCGGCTTCAAAGCGCCGGGGTTGAAATCCACTACGGTTGCATTCGAGCGAGGCATGTCAACGTCCAGCCGGTTGTAGGTTATTCATTCTCATGTCCTTATGCGCTCACGCCTGTGGCGTTGACCCATGCCGTACCTTTCCACCAGATTGGCAAGCCCAGGGTCGTATCGAAGTACATCCGCCCGATCCGGAGATCAGCCCCTCGGGGGCGGTCGGTTGTCGGGCCTGCCGTGTGCTCTGCCTCGTTGATCGCCCTCGCAAACTGCGTGAGCAGGAGAAGAAGCGACCAGGGGCTCTCCAGTTGCGCGCCCGTTGGGGGGTAAACCTTCATCGCTTACCTGCCGGTCGCGGGATGTCGTGACTAATCCCGGCAACTTCAAACGGGGCTCTCAGCACCATCTCGGCACTGTGCCAGTTGGCGTTCTGGTTGGTATCGAACGAACCCCGCACGAGTTCCGAGATCTTTGACAGTTCTTCCGTGTCCAGATCGTCCGTCTTGTAGAAGGTACCCGTGGCACTCGGGGGCGCATCCAGGAACCGCGGGCGCAGCTTGGTCAGCGTGCTTTGCGTCATGTCGTCGCCGAACCAGCCGAGCCTGATCGTCGCCTCTGCGGTGCGCTCCCGGACCGCCTGCAAGTCCCCATCCATGACCGCGCCGATGATGCTCGGCCCGTGGTCGTACTGTGCCCAGAGCGTCGCGCTGGTCTTGTCCGACTCCCGCAGGACCAGCGGTGCGCCAACCTCCACGCTCGCATGACCCCATCGACCGCTTGGCACATGCAACACGATCGCGTTCTTGTTGGTGCGCAGATCCTGGTCGCTTGTCGGATACCACCACCAGGCACAGCCGGTTGTCTCGTCGTAGACGCCCTTGATATGGTCTTGGTACGGCCGGTACAGCCGGTCAAAGAACCACCGCTTCACGCCCGCACCAATGGCAACCGGCCGTGTTCCGTCGAACGAATAGATGTCGCTTGGACCGACGAACAGGATGCGCTCGCCCACATCCAGGATCGACTGATTGGAGATCGCGCCGACTTCGTTGCTGATGACTTCCGTTGCCCAGACAACCGGCACGTTGACGTAGCGCATCCAGTACATGGAACGCTCTTTAAACGCGACGATGTGCGGCCCGAATTCAATGCCGCCCGTGATCGGGCCGGGCGTCGATAGAAGCCTGCCTGTTGCGGCCTGTGTAGCTAATGAAGGCGTCCAGTTCGTGTGATCGCCCAGCGCAGAACACCACCAGCTATCGCGTTCCTCGATTGATGTGCTTAGCGCCATCACCTGGTGCGTGGTGGTCACGCAAAGGGCTAACGCCCGGGGGGCGCCTGTTATCACGTTGAACGTGTTAAAGAAGGGCGCCGAAGTTGTTCGGATTGTCGTGATGAAGGGCAAAGTCGCCAGAACTGCGCTACCAAACTGGCGAAACGACCAAGGGAAATAGCTAGACGCACCCGCGGTGAACCGCTTTTCCCACCCGGTCGCCACACGTTCATAGATCCCCGTGGTGGCGCCGACGAAGATCCGCCATTCACCATAAGTCGGGGAGAACAGCATCACCGCCGTCTGTGGGAAGAAGCCCGCATCGGTGATCGGATTGTTAGTCAGGTTCTCCAGTTGCGGGGCGTCTTGGTAGCCTCGGTCGTTCGGAATCAGGTTGTTGATATCGACCATCACCCCCGGCGTCGTCGGGTCAACGTCGGGTGAGAAGGCGAGAGGGGTCATACGGCCTTGTACGGTCTGGCGTTAAGCGGCGTGTTCGACGGCATCCGCTGTCGCTCGCTCGCGTTGAACATCTTGTCGAGCGACTGCGTGTAACGACTCTCCCACTGCTGCGCCGCCGCAAAGTCTTGCAGGTGCAAGAACGCCTCCACAAGGCAGGCTTGCAGGTAGACGTTAGGCGCCCGGTCCATCAGCCAGTTCGTCGTGTTCTCGTCCGACAGGTCGGCAATGAACGGGATGTAGTAGAGCGAGTATTTCCGCCCCACCGTGGGCGTCGGATACAAGATCAGCGCCTGATCGTGGATAGCGTAGCCCTGCGGCTCGCCGGTCGAGCTCGTCAGCGATTCGAGTGACTTGGTGTTGCCCATCGGCACCGAATATTCCCGCTTGCCGATGTAGTACATCAGGCGCTCGACCGCCTCGCAGTTCTCCGGCAGGAAGATCGCCGGGCCGTTGAACTCGCCGTGGACCGACAGTTCCATGCGCCGGATCAGGATGTCGTTGCGTATCCTGGCCTCGGCCAACTGGATGTAGTCTTTGGCGTGGTCAGCCGAACGGGTGTTGTTCGTCCAGCTGGAGATCGCCGAACGGAGGTCGCTGTACGTCTCGATCACTTCAGAGCCCGCTCAAACCGTACGAATTGCGGGTTCGCCTTGAACCAGGCCATCACCGCCCGCTGATCGAAGGCTGTGCCCTCGCGCAGCATCTTGTTGAACTGAGCCTCTGGCATGGAGCCCACCACCTTCCCATCGCCCCAGTTGTCGCCCTGAGAGGCGACGCGGCTCGCGTGACAGTCATCGGCAAGCGGCTCTGCGTCGAACCACTTCTCGTTGACCAACTTGCCGTCCTCGATGTGAAGGATGGAAGTCGTGCCCGCTTGGCTCGTCCCCATGTCCCACGTCTGGTTGGGCAAATCTTGGAGTGCTTCTTTCAGTTCCATAAAAAAAGGGGGACCGAAGCCCCCCTCTCCTCTAGCTAGACCGTTTAGGCAGTCAGGTTGGCGATCTTGAACATGTTCTTTTCGCTGCGAACTTCCAGCGTCCAATCAGCCAGGATCTGCTCTTGATCGGAGTCACCAACCAGGCCGAGCTTCTTCGACTGGAAGCCGCGCAGGTAGGCAATCCGCAGGCACTCCGGGTCGATACCGAAGACATCGGTGCGGGTGTTCATGATGTAGTGCGGAACGAACGCCATCAGACCGAAGTCCGACAGGTAGTAGTCAGCAGCACCGATCACCGTCGCAGCCTTGCGGCCCGTTTCGGTGCGCTGCGCCGAGATACCGGCAAAGGCCGACGCGGTTTGCTTGTGGCTGGCCGACATGACCACCATCGGAGGCGCTTTGCCAGCCGCGTTAAAGCAGCCAGCAGCAGCCGTCTTCAGCAACGCTTCGGTGAATGCCCGGTTGGTGCCCGGGGTCACAGCCGTCGTCGGGGCGCCCGAGGTATGCGCAGCCGTTGCACCGCCCACGCCGTGAAGGGCGTTGGTGAAGATGTGCGTACCGAGCCCTGCCGACTTGGAAGCCACGCCGGTCGAGCCAGCAGCCGCTACGTTGTTCGACAAGAGGGATGCCTCACCGTCACGCTTGAGTTCCAGCATGGCGAGCGACTTGTTGTAAGCCAGTTGCGACTTACGGCCGGCCTTGTTGACTGCCTCTGCCCGGCCCGTGACACCAACCGTCTTGGTGAAGATCTGGCAGTAGTTGCCGACGCGAGTCGGTGCGGTGCGTGCAGCGGTAACGGCGTTGTCACCGTCGATGGCTGCGTTGTCGGCGTTCGCGGTGCCCAGAATGTCGCGCTGGTACTCGTGGAACGTCTGTCCGGCAGTGGCTTTGCGGATGGACGAGAAGACAGGCGTCTCTTCCGGGTCTACGTTGGTGATGAAGTCGGTCAGGTCTTCCCTGACGCCGAGGGTGATGTCGTACCGGTCCTGTGTATTGGTTGGCTTAGCCATGATTGCTACCTATTGAAGAACGCTTGCAGGTCATCCCGTGACGCTCCGCGTTTGGAGAGTCGAGTTAGGAGTTGTTGAGACTGCGTTTGCGCTGATTTGAGTTTTGCGGGCGGCGGCTTGGGCGCCTCTCGCACCTTGTTCTGGACATGCGGCTTCTTGTCTTGGATCGCTTTGTATGCGGCTGCGTCTTTCAGCAACAGCACCAGTCGATGGTCAAGATTGGCTGCCAGTTCCTGCGCGCTGAACCCGTAGGCTCCGCCCGCTTTTTCGTAGATCTTGGTTACTGCGTCGGTCGTGATGTTCAGCTTCGCCAACTCACGCTTGGACGACTCCAGTTGCTGGCCCTTCTTCTGCTGGTCGGCATGCACTGAGTGCTGGCTCAACTGCTCCTGCTGGGCAGAGATGCGCTTAAGCACCCCTTGCAGCGTGTTCTGGCGGGCCGCGGCCTGCATGTAGGCTTGCGGATCGCTCTGCGACAGGCTCAACAGGTCTTCAGGGCTCACAACTTCGAGCGCCTGCATGACGAGGGCGTTGAGGTCGCCTAGTTGCTTCTGGGAGTCCTGCTGCACCCGGGCGACGTACTGCTGCGCCTCTTGGGTCGTGCGGTTGATCTGCTCATGCGACTGGGCGCGGACGGTATCGACCTCCTTGCTCCGCTGGTAGCCCGCCTTCAGTTCGTCGAAGCTGACGGCCTGCTCAACGATCTTGCCTTGCTCATCCTGGACGGCGACTTTGTAGCGGCCCTTGGGCGCTTCCTCTTCCTCGTCGTCGCCTTCTTCTTCGGCTTCGTCGGATTCGTCTGCGTCGTCGGATTCGTCCAGATCGTCAGGCTCGCCTGCTTCGTCCGCGTCCTCTACAACGTCGTCCTCGGTGTCCTCTGCCTCAAGTTTGGACAGCAGTTCACCCATCGGGTCCGCTACCGGCCCGGCCTGGTCTTCATTCATTGGTATTCCTTAGATGCTTGGTCTAGTCAACGCGGGGCATGCCCGGGACTTCGCCTTTGAGGTATTTCTTAGTGGCGCTCTTAAACCGGGACCGCTTCTGCGAATCGGTGGTGGTCGCGATCCGCTTTGCGATCTTCTCTTTGCACGAGGCACAGACGAAGTTGGTTCCGTCGCGCCTTGCCCTGCCCTCCGTCGTCTTGTGAAACCTGCAGTTGTGGCAGAAGAACGTTTCCATTCCCGCCTCGTTGGTTCCCTACGCGATGCGCCGTATAGCGCGCTGAACCGGCCCGTCAGAGCGAGCCGAATTGAGTCTCTGCCACTCGTTGGCGGCGATGCTTCCCTTCTCGATCAGCCCCGTGACCGCGGCCTCCAGGGCGTTCACCACCTTCAACTGTTGGACGATCAGGGTTAACCCTTCCTTGTCCTTCAGCGGGCATTCCTTTAGCCGCTCGTAGCAGCCCGCCCGCAGGTGGTCGATGGCACGGGCATACGCGGGGTTGTCCTTCAACAGCCCGGCCTCGCGGCCCATTTCGATCTGTTCCGACAGTGTTTCGTTCATAGCGCCATCAGTAGGATTGCGATGTCTTCGGCCTCACGCTCGTTGGCGTGCTGCACCACAACAGATTCCAGCGGCTTGGCATCCAGAAGCGCCCACTTCTCGCGGTCCTTCGGCGTGATGCCGACAAGGGCGCGGTCAAGTAGCCGTTCCCGGCTGCGTTTGGCTCTGCTCGGGTTCACGAGTCACTGGCATCCATCGCCTTGCGGAACCCC